AGGCTTGTCAGCAACCTGCTCTTGGGTCTGACTCTCTGGGGTAACGACCCCTGGGGCGTCTCCTTCTCCCACTTCTGGGCTATCTGTGGTAGATTCTTGTACATCCACCTGCGTTGCGCTTGACTCTTGAAGGGCATTGGCTCTATCGTTTATTTGTTGTTCAGTAGGTTCTAATATACCTTCTGATATTAATTCATCTTTTGCTAATTTAATGAATTTTTTTCTTTCATTTTCCACTTTTGTTTGTACCTCTGATTCAGGAAGTCCAGTCTGCTCTTCAGCTGGGGCTGCTTCTGCTTCATCAGTAATGGATTTAAGTTCTTCATCAATAGCTTTTATCCTTTCTTTGTTTTCAGGAGTATCAGGATTTTCCATATTAGATTTCTCCTGTGTCAATTCTATATATCTTTTTCTATTCTCTCCTTTAATATTGTCAGGAGTCTGTTCGTTTATATTTGCTTGTTGTCTTCTGTTGGTATATTTTTGTTCAAGAGCTGTGTCGTTTTCAATAACAAACTGAGAATCTATTATTTCTTGGTCAGTCATAGTATCAATAGCAGCTTCAATTTGTTTTTTAGTCATCTGCTGCTTTTCGCCTTTCTTTGTCAAGTAACCATAACTTGGTGGTTTAAAAAAGTTTGTGCCTTTACCTACCATGTCATTACCTATCTCTGTCAAACTCCTACCACTTACTGCAGCTGGTACTGATAATACAGAAGAAGCCTGTCCTGTTACACCTTCAAATAAAATTTCAGCTGTATCTTGTTCTTGACCTGTAACTGCTCTTGCGGTGGCTTCACCTGTTGAACCTCCAACAGCTTCAATACCTGCGGCTTTTAAACCAGCCCTTGCCTTCATTCCTTTTGTAATAGCCTTGTCTGCCGCTTTTGCAGCCTTTATGGTGCTACCCCCTATCTTACTTGCTGCTCCTCGTGTAAACGCATCTATAGTACCTATAACGAGACCTCTTGCCATAGCTTTATTTCTAATTGACTGCATGGCATCTGGATTATTTAGTATATTTCTTACTCCCTCTTTATCAAATTTAAAACCTGCTTGCTCCACTTCTTCTTTCATAAACTCTGTAAAAGCTAAACCTGTTTCAAGCGTAGCACTTGCTCCTAATATTGCTCCAGATATACCACCACCAATAGTTCCACCAATAGCTCCAACTGCAGTACCTAATCCAGGTACTATTCCTGTTCCAGCTAATGCACCAGCACCAGCTGCTACACCAGCACCAGTTGCACCTGCCGCTGCAGCACCTGCAATTACATCAGGGTTTACCATTGATGCTATTGATGATATAAATAATTGTCCAAGGACAGTTGGATTTTCACCAACACCTAAAACAAATCCTAAAACTCCCCCACCATTATCCTCATATATTCTGTTAAAAGATTTCATTTCATCAGACATACTATAATCATCCATTCTTTGAACGGCCTCAATATATTTTGCTACATCCTCCTGTGAAGTTTCACTACCAGACACAAATAATTTTCTTGCATCATCTATTGTAGCACCTTGACCTATACCTTGAGCACCTGCTCTGTACATATCACCAAAGAAATCTGTGACAGCATTTTTACCCAGCATTTCTTCAAGCCAAGTATTTTTTTCACCTGACTCAACGTTAGCACCATACCTTGTGCCCACTGGTTTATCTGGTAAATTTTGTTGGGTTTGTATTGAACCTATTTGTGGATTAATACGGTCTACTGTTCTATCGGGTGTAGCCGAAGAACCAGGACCTCGAGACAAAGGAGTCTCTTCTGTAGGAGTTTGCGTAGCCGAATCCACGGGCTGCTGAGGTCCATCTCCAGAAAAGTCTTTTTTTTTTAAGGGTGTTATAAACTCCTCAAACTCTTCTTCATCTCCAAAGACACCCTCTGGCATTAATGTAAATATATCTTCTACACCTTTGTCTTCAATAAATTCTTGTAGCTCCTCTATATCACTAAAGGTTCCCTCGGGAACCAATGTAAATATATCTTCTAATATTTTTATTTGAATCTCATTCATAATTCACTATAAGCCATATTGTTGTTTATAATCCTTTGCACTTTTCTCAGGGTTATCTTTTAAGTATTGCATTAGGGTGGGCCTAAATGTTTGCCCTTTCTTTACTCTGTTCTTATTAGCATCCTCATTAACTTTATTCATACCATCAGCAATGGCGTCGGCCAACTGCTCCATGGTTGTTCCGTCTCTCCCTGTACCAATAACCTCTCTTACTTCTTCCACAGTACCACCACCACCAGGTTTTTTATATATCAGAGTAATTTTATTATTAGTACCAGTACCAGACACGTCAATTTTTAAACCTGTAAAGCCTGCGTCTGCAAATGCTTGCTTGTCAGAAGCAGATAAGAATCTATTTATGGTTTGAGTTAATACTCTTTGTATTTCGGCATTTCTATTACCTGTTGTAGTCTCAGACATACCACCTTCATCCCTTAAGTAATCAAGAATCGTTTCATCTGTACCGTCTATGTCATAAATTTTTGCTGAAGTATTATCAGTAGACGCATCTGCTCTTGCTTCCTCGAATCCTACATTTCTATTTTCACCCCTGTCACCTAATGATACGTTACCTTCTATCCTCTTATCAACTTCAGTAGTTGACAAGTCATATCCTTCTTTATCACCGAAAGGACTTAACACATCATATAGGGAAGCGATATCTTCTTGCAAGGTGGTTTCACCAGCTACTGTACCATCATCATTATATTTTCTTCTTTGTATTTGTATAGGCTCTCTACCATCAAATTCTATTAATATCACGTCGTCTGTAATATCTACATTATTAATAACTGGATTTTTACTTTTAATGTTTTGTTCGTTTCTTTGTTGTATCAATTTTTGTAATTGTGATTCAGCAGATTGTAAATCTGTGTCAGTTAATACACGATTCAAGTCATTAAGGTATCCGTTAATATTATCATCAATGTTTTCTTGATTTATTTCACCAGTAGTTTGCGCTCTTTCTTGTTGACCACCGAGACCAGCATTTACTTTTACAACTGAATCTAACTGAGAATTAATTTGATTCTTAGCTAAGTTTTCTGCAGCCTCCATTTGCTTGTCACTTATAGTAACTTGTGGAGGGCCACCATCACTCACAGCTAATATTGCAAGCGGATTACTTTCTGCTACCTTTTTATCATCAGTAAAAAAATAACCCATATTAGCATTCATTAAATACTCTGCTGCACCATTTGCATTTCCTACAACACCTTTAGCTTGTTGAGTCATCCAGTCATCGTAAGACATTTTATTACCCTGAGCATCTGTAAAGCCTGCTCCTTCTACATCATCAAACAACTGTCTAAAATCTTCTATACTTGTCACATCCTTTCCTCCAGACAAAACACTATAAGAACTTATAGTGGCTGTTACTACCTCAGCTAAATTAGCGGTAACCATATTCTTTACATCTTCGCTTAAATTTTTTGAGTCTTCTTGAAACCCTATCATGTTTACCATAGATGATGGTGAGGCATAGGCCCCAGGCATTTCATTACGGTCTGGTAAAATAAATTTACCTGGATTATCTGGGTCTGGTTGCATCTCAACTAAAAACAATTCACCTGTTCCAGGGTCTGTCCATAGCTTTTTGTTTTTTACATTACCAAAACTAAAACCAGTTCCTCTAAAATATTCTTCTAAATTACTGGCACTACCATCTTGTATCCTTGCCATTCCTTCTTGATATTTGGCATCATAATTTTTAGCATAGTTACTTAAAGATTTATAACCATCTTTTTGTTGTTGCATAATTAACATGTAGTCTTTTGGGTCTAACAGACCACGTCTAACTAAATCCATGTTTGCTTGTAAAGTGTTTTTTGAAAAGTCTGAACCATCTATAAGTATAGAGTTCATAGAGCCTGACTGAACGTCAGCGATTTCACTAAGCTCAGTCATTGCTGCGTTAGTGTCATCTATAATTTTTTGCTTAGCAGCTTCTCTTTCTTTAGCAATAGTGTTTAACCCTTTTGTAAGGTTAACTGCTACCTGCCCCCAGTTAACTGTTTCTTCTCTACCTGCGTAGAGAGAATATTTGTTAGAAGCTCCTGGTGTTACTTTGTTTTTTACGTTCTCAGCCATAACTATTCGTATCCGTACAGTAATTTTTGCAGACTTGCTAAATCAGTAACATCACCAATTCCCGCCTGTAAATTTTTAAATCTTGGGTCATCACCTGTAACAAATGTTTTAAACTTTTCTACATCAATAGTACCTCCTTGTTGAAACTGTTTTATTTCTTGAGGAGTAAACTCATAACCCCTTAATTTATCAGCTCTTTGTTTCTGTGTCATACCCGTTCCTCCTTCGGCTACAGATTTACCTAAATCATCTACTCCAAACCCTTCTTCTATCCTCATTCCTGCTCTATCTGCTTTACTTTTTCCAAACAACGGAACTAATGCTGAGGCTTGTTGTGCAGCTTGTTGTGCGCTTGCTATACCTCCTTGTATACCTGCAGCTGCGTCTGCCCCAAAATCTCTTGCTATTTGAGCTTGGTCGGCAGCAGCTCCTACCTCCATATCCAGAAGCTGTTGATTTACTCTATCTCTTGCTTCTACCTTCATCTTTTGATTTTCATACAGAGCATCCTGCATACCTGTTCTAACAACCTCATTTGCCTGAGAAGCGGCAGCTTGTAGACCACCTACTCCTGCAGCTAAATTTCTTGCGTCTCCTTGTTGTAGTGCTTGTAAAGCCTGGGCAGCTACTTGTTGATTCTGTTTAAACTGATTCTCAAATGCGTCTACTGGTACATTTAATGTGTCATAAAAGTTTTTTTCTGCACGCTCTTTAGCTTTCTGCATTAATTTTCTTTGCTCGTTTTGAGCCTTTCTTTGTTCTCTTCTGGCTTTTGCCGCTTGTGCAAAACCGACTCCTGAACCTACTGCTGAAAGTGCTAAGCCTATACCTGCTATTACTCCTGCCATAATTTTAAAGCTTTATTAATTATTTTTTTTGGTAATTGTTTATAATCACTTGCATATATTTCTTTCTCTGCTTCTTCTACTGTTGTAGCATTAGTCTTATGAACGCATACCCATTTTGTATCTTCATGAATATAAAATATTCTTTGTGTTCCCACTTGTGTAAACACAGTATGTGGGGCTTCTATAGTAATTATTTTACCTTCATCATTCAAAAAAGAAACCTTACCCTGAAGTAAAAAAGACGGATGCTGTTGCTTATGTATAAACGAAACAGTCAAGTGTCCCTTCGGCATAAATATTTCTCTGGTATATAAACCACCTTCCATGTGATGCTTCAAAGGATAATATTGCTGCATCAATTCCTCCTGTGGTTTTCCTACCTCATGTGTAGCTGCTCCTTCTAAAACAGATATTTGTTTATGAAATGCAGATATCTTATCCCACAAAATACCTTTGTTATAGTGGACAGCATTTAAAATATCTTCTGGCTTATACTCATTGGTTACCAAAGATTCTTGCATGTTGTATACTATTTCAGACAAAGATAATAAAAATCTATGGAAAACTTTTCATCACACTGCTACCCACCGAGAACAACTCCACTGGTGTGTCAAGATTATTAGACAGGGTAAATTCCATAAAATAACCTCGCATGCCGTATGATTCAGCTACCGTATTGTTTGCAAACAAAATAAAATTGCCATTGACTGGTCCGACTGGCGTCGGTGGCCCAGCTGGTATAGTTTCATTTACAGTAATTGTATTATTATTTTTATCTATTCCTATTATAGTCCCTGCTATGACAGGAGTATTTCCTGCAACTAATGTATATATAACCGCACCAATACTTACTATGTTGCCTATAGGTTGACCTAAAGTTATGACTCTGGCTGTATTTGGTCCAGTCGGTGCGATACTTACTGTACCTAAACCATTCGCATAACGTAAAGTAAAATCAGTTACACCCTCAAGATGTCTTACATAAGCATACCATTCTCCTTCTTTTTGTTCAAAGTGTATTAAATCTACATCACCCTGGCTTAAATCTGTTAACAAGTTTGTACAATCCCAGGCAGCATTACTTTCAAAGGATAATGTTTTAAATAGTTTTATAGATAGTGTTGGCTCTGGATTAAAAACACTTGTTAAAGTTGAAGCGTTTGCTGGGTCAGTGCCAGGCACACCGTAATATTCATTTCTATTTGGATTAGTATTATGTCTGTATAAGTTTCCGTTTTGGAAAGTATATAAGTAAGCATTCATACCAATGATATATTCAGGCATAAAAGAATAGAACGAAGGCCATCCGTCGTTTTCTGGTTTATATGTTAATGTATAGTTTTGTAAAGACATAATTATATTATTGCACAAGAGCCAGAATCACATTCAGCTAATGATGTTATTTGATTACTACTATCTACTTGCATAATTCTAAATGTACCCGATGTAGCTGTAGAAGAGGCTGCATAGGCGTACCAACCTGGTGTTAAACTTGCACCAGATATTATATCTCCTATCTCTACTGCTGCGAAATTATGGTTATTTGTTGTAGCTCTTGGTGTGTTTATAAGGTAAGAACTATTACAAAAAGCATTACAAGCAGATGCTACTGGACTTAAATATATTAAAGTTGTTGGAGGACTACAGGTTGCTGTGGTAGCCACACCACCTACGCCTATACTTATATAGTTAGCGGTTCCTCCAGCAGAATATAAATAATATACTCCTGCTGCTAATTCCGAACCTGGGCCACTCGATGAGCTGTATACTACATCACCATTGACTGGGTATGTTCCAGAACCATTATGATAATAAGTTTGCCCTGTTGCTGGTGCTGAACCTCCGTCACATATTGCACTTACTGTAGTGGCTAAAGAAGCTTGGAACGAAGTAAATGCTCCTGAGTTTGCACACGCGGCAGAACTAACCACTACTCCATTTCTTATTCCAAGGGCTGTTGTACTATTTATTATTACATATCTTAATGCCGATGTGCCGTTTAAAGCATTTGCTCCACTATCATCTGTATAAACAAAATTACCTATATCAGGTGTGGTATTAGTATCTTTTGTAAATGGTGCGGTTGTACCCTGTGCATTTCGTGCAAAGTAATAAGTTGTGGTTGGTGAAGTACAGTTTGTGTTGTCTTGTAACGCACTACCAGTAAAACTTGGTAAAGCTTCTGGGCATAATATTTCCCAGTGGAATATAGTCCCAGTAAAAGGTGCAATAATTTTTACATTCACACTTGTCAAACTAACGTCTGTTTTAGGAACTACTAATGTAAATACAGGAGAACTTGGATTTGATGTGTCTGTTGCACACCCCACCATATTGTTTACAATAGTAACACTTTGGGTGGTTCCAGTTTGAACGTAGTTTGTTCCAACTAAATTATAGTCTGGAAGATTATTATAAGTACCACATGCTGAGGGCCCTCTATCATTACCAACTAATGTAAAGTTAGTACCTGTTGCTGGTTGATTATTTACTCCAGCATAATCAAGGTTTGTATTTCTGTCACAATCAATTAGTGTAACACCATTGTGATTATTAAAACAAGTTAGTTTGTTGTATGCAACATTATTAAAGGTTGCTTGTATACCATCTGGTATTGTGCCTGTCATATAGGCATATATTACAACAGCACCAACACTGTTTGCAACATTGATATCAGCATTAAAGAAACCAGTGCCAGAGAAATTTGCACTTATTCCAGAACCACAATCAACTCCACATGATGTGCATGATTGTGCGTTTAATAATACACCATTTAACTGTTGTCTTACTATTCCATTTTGTGCATAGTATCCATCAGCCGCTAAAGTAGTAAGGGCTGGAT